TACGAGCGCGCGCTCATGTCCGCGCTGGTGAAGCCGGCGAGCAGCTCGTTCCAATCGGAACCAATCTCGGGAGCCGCGGTCGGTGTTGGCGTAGAAACGCTCAAGCGAAGCGCGTCGAGGTCGATACCGAAGAGTGAGGCCGCGTCTGCAAGCGTGAACGTGTTCTCTGGGTCCCAGTGAATGAGCTGAGTGCGTTCGTTCGTCTTGGTGTTTGTACCTACAGGTAGGCGGCCATAACGCACAGCGTTGTTGCCACTCTTATCGGCCTTCACGAATTGTTGACGCACTAATTCGATATGTAGTTTGTCAACGAGTTGTGCATTGTGAGCGTCGGGGTCATCGGCCTGTATGATGGCGCCGACTTGATGCTTTCCTGATGAGGTTTTGATGATGTACGAAGGCGTACCACGCAAGTCTGCGAGCACGACGTCGTCACCGAGAAGCACCGCGAGGCGCTTGAAGTTCTCCTTGCGACGATGTGCTTTGCCTTGCGCGTCGCGCTTCAGTATCGCGATGCTGAAATAGTTGTTGTCGAGCTGGCGTTCTGCGTTGGCGTTGAAGCTTTCGCGAAAGCCACCATATTGAAAGAAGGAACCAGTCCAATCGGCATCTGCTGAGTTCGGTGACGCACGGAAGGAACCAGTCCATCCGTGTTCCTCTGGGCCCAGCTCACCGTAGACGGCGCGAAGAAAGTCGACATTGTTGTGCATCGCCTGACCTCCCCTCAGAGGCCAGACAAATCGCGCAGCGTGATTTTGATTTTGTTGCGCCGCGCGTGGTCCATGAGCCGCGACCAGTGGCGCTGCGGGATAGAGCCCGCGGTGCCCTTCTTGTCGCGAGGCATGGCCCAACGCGATACGGCGCTGGGGTCAACCTCTGCGGCGCGCGCCGTGGCGCGTACGCCGCCGAGCAGCTGGATGACGCGCCAGGCTGGATTGAGTTTAGACATACGAACTTCTCTTCATCTATTCAGGGATTGGGGTCTCTGCAACAATGATGAGGAACTGTCAACACTGAAACGGAGCAAGCGATGCAAACGAAGGTAGATAGCAAGTGGTTCAAGGAGCAGCTCGCCGCGCGCGACATCTCCATGCGCGGTCTAGCGCGGGAGGTGGACATTGACCCCTCGAGCATGTCGCTCACCCTGCGCGGCCTGCGCAAGATGACCAACGAGGAGGCCGCGCGCATTGCGAACGTGCTTTCAATTCCCGTGACCGAGGTCCTGCGCCATGCCGGCGTTCGCGTGACCGAAGACGTTCACAGCGTGCGTATGACTGGCATCGTGGACTGCGATGGCTTCGTGCGCGACAGCGACAAAACAGCACGAATTGCAGCACCTGTGGACGTTCCGAGCGACGGCTACGTGCTGCAGGTTCGCTGTTCTCAGTCTGTCAGCGACGGCTGGCTGATGCTGTGCGGCGCGCAAGTTCTCAAGCCCGACGCGGCCATCGACTTGCTGTGCGTCGTGCACCTGAAGAACGAGGAACGCGTCATCGGCACCATCAAGCGCGGCTACGACGCGAACACTTTCAACGTCGTCAGCTTCGTGCCGCAGACCGCGGTGCGGGAGAACCAGGCCGTCTCACACGCCAACCCGGTGCTGTGGATTCGGCCCCGCTGAGGGGCCCCTTTTGCCCGTGGTGTTGACGATTTCCCAACATGGTGATAGTTTCCCGAGCCGTCGAGCACACAACCACCACGGAGCAAACGAATGGAAGCGCAAACGCTTGCCGAAAAATGGCTGGCCGCGAAGGCAGCCGAAGAGGTCGCGAAGAACCTCAGATTGAGCGTCGAGGCCGAGCTGCTGAAGGTCATCCCGGCGCGCGAGGAAGGCAGCCGGACCACCGACCTGGGGAATGGCATGCGGGTCACGACCACGGGGAAAATGACCTACAAGGCGGACATCGACCTGCTGAAGGCGATGACGTCTTCGTGGCCTGATGAGGTTCGCCCCATCCGCGCCAAGCTTGAGGTGGATGAGCCGCTCCTGCGCGCCATCCGCACGGACCGCCCCGACCTTTGGGCCGTCCTCTCGAAGGCAGTGACCATGAAGCCTGCCAAGACCTACATCGTCGTCGAAGCCACGGAGCACTAGCATGGCCTTTAATCTCGCATCCATCCGCCGGAACGAGCGGATCGCGGCACCGCGCGTGCTCGTTTACGGCGTGGAGGGCATCGGCAAGAGCACCTTCGCGGCCGGCGCCGAGTCGCCCATTTTCATCCAGACCGAGGACGGCCTCGGCTCTCTGCAGGTGGATCACTTCCCACTCGCCGAGGGCGTTGCCGACGTCATGTCGGCCATCGCCTCGCTCTACACCGAGAAGCACGACTTCCGCACGGTGGTGGTCGATTCGCTCGACTGGCTCGAGGCGCACATCGTGAAGGACGTCGAGTCCAAGCACGACGCGAAGGACCTCGCCTACGGCAAGGGCGCCATCCTGCAGGCCGAGGCGTGGCGCAAGGTGCTGGAGGGTCTGAACGCCCTGCGCAATGACCGCGGCATGGCCGTCGTTTTGATTGCGCACTGCACCATCAAGCGCTTTGACTCGCCCGAGGTCGAGCCTTACGACCGCTACCAGGTCAAGCTGCAAGAGCGCTCAAGCGCGTTGGTGCGCGAGTGGTGCGATGCGGTCCTTTTTGCGAACTACCGCACGATTGTGAAAAAGGACGACGTCGGCTTCAACAAGACCTCAAACCGGGGCATCAGCACCGGCGAAAGGCTGCTTTACACCTCGGAGCGCCCGGCGTTCCAAGCCAAAAACCGCTACGCGTTGCCGGAGAGCATTCCGCTGTCCTACGACTCGTTCGTGTCTGCAATCGCCAACACCAAGTAAGGACCAAACGAATGGCTCAGTTCAACTTCAACGCTCAGGCCCACACGCCCGCCAGCACCCCCACCCGCTCGCCGCTCCCGAAGGGCGTCTATCAGGCCATCGTGATGGACAGCACCATCAAGCCGACGAAGCTCGGCACCGGCCAGTACATCGAGCTCACGCTGCAGATTGTCGACGGCCAGTTCGCCGGCCGCCGCCTGTGGGACCGGCTGAACATCAGCAACCCGAGCAAGAAGGCCGAGGACATCGCCCTCGCGCAGCTGCAGTCGCTGTGCCAGGCGGTGGGCGTCACGAACATGACCGACACCTTCCAGCTGCACGACCGCCCGTTCTCGGTCACCGTCGACATCGACCGCAAGGAACCGGACCGCAACCGCATCGTGTCCTACCAGAGCGCCGGCTGGTCCAGCCCTGAAGCGCCCAGCCCGGCCGCCGCGCCGGCTGCTCCCGCCAAGAAGCCTTGGGAGCGGTAATGGCTGCGCTGCCCGAGCGCCAGCACTCCACCGCCACGCGAGTGCTGGAGTGGCGCGGCAATCAGCCCCAAGAGCACCGCGCCCATCTGGGCGCGAGTGTTCTCGGGCATGACTGCCACCGCCACCTGTGGTATCTGTTCCGCAATGCCCTGAAGCCCACCTTCAGCGGCAAGCTGCTGCGCGTGTTCGACCGCGGCAAGCGCGAGGAAGCGGTCGTGTTCGAGGAGCTGCGCGCCATCGGCGTCGAGCTCTACGACACGGACGACGGTGGGCAGATACAGTGCCGCGACGAGACCGGCCACATCGGCGGCAGCGTCGATGGCATCGGTAAGGGATTCCCTGAATCTCCCTCAACGTGGGCCCTGCTCGAAATCAAGACGCACAGCTCGAAGAGCTTTGCGGACATGGTCGCAAACAAGGTGCAGGCATCCAAGCCCCAGCACTACGTGCAGATGCAAATCTACATGCACCTGCTGCACATCGAGCGATGCCTGTATTTTGCGGTCAACAAAGACACCGACGACCTCTACACCGAGTGGGTGCATTACGACGAGGCCGCGGCCGTCGTCGCGCTCGCACGCGGGAAGCAGATTGTCGAGGCCACCGAGCCGCCGCCGAAGCTCAGCGAGGACCCCGCGTTCTGGAAGTGCAAGGGCTGCCAGCACGCCGCGCTGTGCCACGACAAGAGGGTGGCGGAGGTGAACTGCCGCACCTGTTGCCACGCCTCTACTGTGGGGAATGGCTCATGGCGTTGCGAAATCCGGGACACCGAGCTGAGCCGCGAGGACCAGCTGAAGGGCTGCGGCGAGCACCTGCTCATTCCCGCCCTGGTGCCGTATGGCGAGCCCATGGACGGTGGCAACGGCTGGGTTGAGTACAAGCACCTCGCGACGGGCAAGACCTTCCGCAATGGCGTTGGCGGCCTGAGCTCGCAAGAGCTGCACGCGTCGTCGGACTCCATCGTGGTCGACCCGGTTGTCGAGGCCATGCGCGCGACGTTCGGCGCGACGGTGAAGAGCTCGACCCGCCGGCGCGCGGTGGACCTCGCGAAGATTCCCTGCCCCGACCCAGTCCCGTTCGACGACCCACTGCCCTTCTGAGGAGGTGACCGTGAGCGACAACATCAACCCGGACCACTACAAGGCGGGGGGCGTCGAGACCATCGACTACCTGCGCGCCAAGCTCAGCCCCGAGGAGTTCCTCGGGTTCTGCAAGGGCAACGTCATCAAGTACGCCAGCCGCGCTGAGCTGAAGGGCGGCGCGGAGGACTACGCCAAGGCCGCCTGGTACGCCAGCTGGCTGGCGGGCGAGGACCCGAGGGCGAAACCGTGAAGTGGAAGCCGGCGCGGAATCCCACGCCGAAGAAGCCCACCAAGAAGCACCCATGGCGCCGCAACCCGTGGCCCACACCGAAGCCGGAGCCGAAAGATGAGACCGACTAGATTCATTGATGCCATCGCGACCATCGTGGTCTACGGCGGCGTTCTGCTGTTCTTGTGGGTGATGCTCGGCGCCGTCGTTGGTGCTGCGTGGAGTGTTGCCTCCCGCGTGCATGAGTGGCTGACCTGATGGGCAAGTCACAGCGAACGAAGGGCGCCACCGCGGAGCGCGAGTTCACCACCATCCTGAGCGAGCAGCTCGGGCAGGTCGTGAAGCGCAAGCTCGGCCAGGCGCGCGAAGGTGGCGACGACGTTCAAGTCCAGAACTTCCGGTTCGAGGTGAAGCGGCGCGAGACCCTCGCCCTGCCCGCCTGGTGCCGGCAGGTCGAAGCGGCCTGCGCGGGCGACCCGGACGCGGTCCCGGTGGTGGCGTACAGGCAGAACGGCCAGCCCTGGCGGGTGGTGCTGAAGCTGTCGGACTTTCTCCCGCTGATGGCGGGCGAGTTGAGGAGTGAGCAGGGTGTTGATACAATCTCCACGCAATGAGCTAGTCTCATTGGTTGACGCGGCCGGTAGGCTGGGTGTTAGCGTAAAAACACTCCGCCGACTGATTGCCCGCCGGGAAGTCCCTGCCTACAGGTTCGGACGCGCCTGGCGGGTGGACGTCGCGGAGGTTCGAGAATCCGTGAAAACACAACCTGAAACGAGGCAAACATGTCGCTCTTCAAACGTGGGAATGTCTGGTGGATTGACGTCGCGGCGAACGGCCGGCGACTCCGCCAGTCTGCTGAAACACCTAATCGCGCGGCAGCGAAGGAGCTGCACGACCAGCTGAAGGCGGCCCTCTGGCGCCAGAAGCACCTGAACGAGGCCCCGCCCCGCTCGCTGGACGAGGCAGCCGCCAAGTGGCTGGCGGAGAAGGCCGAGGCCCGCGCCCTGCGGGACTACGAGTACCACCTGAAGTGGTGGTGCGAGCGGGCCGCGGGGCTCGAGCTGACCGAGCTCACCCGCGCGTGGGTCGCCGAGCAGCTCGATGGGCTGCAGGCGCGCAAGGGCAAGACCGCCCAGCCGGCGTCCGCCGGCACGAAGAACAACTACTTGGTCACCCTGCGCTCGGTGCTCAATACCGCGCGCGACGAGTGGGAGTGGATTGAGCAGGTGCCGAGCTTCCGCACCTACGGCGAGGGCAAGCGCGCCACCATGCGCATGACCATCGCCACCCCGGAGCAGGCCAAGAGCTTGGTCGCGGTCCTGCCCTCCCAGCTGCAGCCGCCAGTCGCGTTCGCGTTTATGACCGGGCTGCGCAAGGCGAACGTGTTCGGGCTGAAGTGGCACCAGGTCGACCTGCCCCGCTCGGTCGCGTGGGTGACCCCGGACGAGACCAAGGCCGGCAACCTGATTGTGGTGCCGCTGAACTCCCAAGCCCGCGCCATCATCGAGAGCCAGGTCCGGGTCGAGGGCGAGGAGCGGGTGTTCCCGGTCGAGCCCCCCTGCAACACCCAGTGGAAGCGGTACACCAAGCGCGCCGGCCTGCCGGTCGGGTTCCGGTTCCACGACATCCGGCACACCTTCGCCAGCTGGCCAGCGATGGCCGGGACCGAGCGCAAGACGCTGCAGGACCTCGGGGGGTGGCAGTCGAACCAGATGGTCGACCGCTACGTGCACCTGCCAACGGCACACCTCGTCACAGCCGCCGAGCGTCTGTCAGTAAATCTAAACTGAGCATTAGAAATACTCATCCGAAGGAAGGCCATCGGACCGCGCTTTGCGCCCTTGGAGGGGGGTCGAAAATGAGAATGCGCGCTATCTGGAATGGCACGAATGGCCACCAAAAGGAAAAAGGCCGAAAGTTACGTCACACTGACGTCACAATCGACCTTTTCGCTTATCTCGCACCGCTCGTAAGTGCTTGATTTTATTGGTAGCGGGGGCAGGATTTGAACCTGC